GTAATGAGTTTAAATATTTTAGAACCGCAGAAGGTAAAATATAATGGCATTAGCAACTTACGCAAATTTAAAAACATCAATAGCAAACTGGTTAAATAGATCAGATTTAACAACTGAGATAGCTAATGATTTTATTGTTTTAACAGAAGCTGATCTTAACTCTAAATTAAGAGTTAGAAAAATGATTACCTCAACTTCTATTACAATAGATTCAGAAACAGAATCTGTACCTACAGATTTTTTACAAGTAAGAGATTTTTTTATAACATCAGGTGGAACTAAGTATGCTTTAAAATATATTACTCCAGCTCAAATGGATCAAATTAGAGGTTCATCTACAACTGGTATGCCTTCAGCATATACTATACTAGGTGATAATTTTAGATTTGCACCCATTCCAGATTCTGCATACACAGGAACATTAAATTATTATGCTAAGTTTGCATCTTTATCAGATACTAATACTTCTAATTATATATTAGCAAGTCATCCTGCGATTTATTTATATGGTTCATTATATCATGCTGCTAATTTTTTAGGTGGTATTGAGCCAAGACAAGTTCAGCAATGGCAACAAATGTATGTAACTTCTATGGAAAGATTAGAAAGAAACGATAGAGAAGATCAATATGGAAATGCACCTTTACAACAAAGAGGTGATGTAACTGTTTCAGGTGCGTTTAATGATGTATCTAAGTTTGTAACAAATAATAACCAATAGGATAATAATGCAAATACCATTTGGAGAATGGCTACCTGATCAACCAGAACATAATAATCCTGGTGCAAATATTGCTAACAATGTGTATTTTGCAAGACAATCTTATAAACGATTTCCTTCATTAGTTAATTATTCATCTAATAATATTAGTTCAAATAGTAGAGGTGCAGGTTCTTTTAGAGATAATGCAAATACTGTATTTAACTTTGTTGCAACTAATACAGATTTATATCAATTAGCTGGTGGTACTTTTACTTCAAGAAAAGGATCTTTAACAGGTGGAAATACAGATTTTTGGACATTCACACAATTTGGAAACTATGTAATAGCAAGTAATGGTGTCGATACACCTCAATATTTTTTAATGGGTACATCAACTAACTTTGCTAATCTATCCTCAATAACTACAAGTGGAACATTACCAAATTTTAGAGTCTCAGGTGTAGTTAGGGATTTTTTAGTAACAGGAAATCATAGTAACGCATCTAATAGAATTCAATGGTCAGGAATTAATGATATTACAACTTGGGCAGCTGGAACTAAACAATCAGATTTGCAAGACCTACCAGGATCAGGTGGACAAATAACTCATATAACATCTGGAGAGATTAGTTATGTATTTAGACAAAACCAAATTATTCGTATGGACTATGTTGGTGGTGCAACAGTATTTAGACTATCAGTAATCTCACCTAATAGAGGAGCTGTTTATGGAAGAACAGTTTGTCAAGATAATCGTAGAGTATTCTTTTATGCAGACGATGGTTTTTTTGAAATCAATGGAGATCAAGTTATTTCAATCGGTGCAGAGAAAGTAAATAGATTTTTTGATATTGATTTAAACAAAGCATTTAGCGATAGAATATGTGCAGCGGTAGATCCATTTAATCAATTAGCTATGTGGTTATATCCTAGTGCAGACGATACTGCTAATACTACAGGTATTTGTGATAAAATATTAATTTATAATTATGCAACACAAAAATGGTCAAGTGCAGAAGCTAGTGCAAGTACAATATTTTCTCAATTTGTAGGTGCTTACACAGTTGAATTAATGGATATTATATCTCAAAACTTAGATCAAATTAATATTGCATTAGATACAGATTTTTGGTCAGGTGGACAACTGCTACTTGGTGCAATAGATAATAATTATAAAGCTGCTATTTTTTCAGGAACTGCAAATGTTGGAGAAATAGAAACTTCAGAATTAGAGTTGTTTCCTGGTACAAGATCAAATATAATAGGAGTAAGACCTATTGTAGATGCAGAAGCAACAGTTACTATTAAAACTAGAGATAAACTTGCCGACAATGTTGTAACATCTTCTGTTTCTAACATGAATACTTCAGGCATAAATCCAGTTAGACAGTCTGGTAGATATGTTAAATTTAATGTAAAAATAGCAAGTGGAGGTGCTTGGAAAGATGCTCAAGGAATAGATATTGTTGCATCAAAATCAGGCTTGAGATGACAGATAAAACTGATATAGATAACGTAAGATATAGTTTTGAAACACAAGAATTTTTTCAAAGACAAATTGAAGAAGCAATTAATTCATTGATTAATGAAAAAAATCAAGAAAACAATAAAGCGTATTCTTGGTTTATAGGAGATTAAATGGCAGGTATAAAAGATTATTCAACAACACAAATAAATAATTCAGATTTAAATGGTATCTCAGTTGCAGAGGGGATGTTACCATCTAATCTAAACAATGCAATCAGAGCATTGATGAAAAATACTAGAGAATGGTTTAATGATTCTCAATGGGTTGAATATGGTGATGGTGATGGTGCTTATACTGCTGCTTACGCATCATCTACTTCTTTTACAATAGCTGGTGTTAATGTAACTCCAATTTACCATGAAGGCAGAAGAATTAAATTAACAGCTAGTACACCTGGTACAATTTTTGGAACAATTAGTTCATCATCGTTTTCAACAAATACTACAATTAATGTAACTTGGGATAGTGGTTCATTATCTAATGAAGCTATCACTAGAGTTTATATTGGTGCATTATCAAAAACAAATAACTCTTTACCAACTGGTGTAATTGCTACTGCAACTTTGGCAGATGGATCAGTAACCACAGTTAAAATTGCTGCTGATGCAGTTAATGGCTCTAAGATCGCAGATGATAGTATAGACTCAGAACACTATGTGGATGCTTCAATTGACACACAGCACATAGCTGATCTTCAAATTACTAATGCAAAACTAGGAGCTGACTCTGTAAATGGAAGTAAGATTGCAGATGACAGTATTGATAGTGAGCATTACGTTGATGGCTCAATAGATACTCAGCATATTGGAAATTTACAAGTTACTAATGCAAAATTAGGAGCAGATTCAGTTAATGGATCTAAAATAGCTAATGATAGTATTGATAGCGAACATTATGTTGATAGTTCAATAGACACAAATCATATTGCAAATTCACAAATAACAACATCAAAAATAGCTGACGACAATATAACAACATCTAAAATTTTAAACTCAAATGTAACTGCTGATAAATTAGCAACTGACTCTGTAGTTGAAGCTAAAATTCAAAATAGTGCTGTTACAACAAATAAAATTAATAATGATGCTGTAACAATAGATAAAATTGCAGACGCAGTTATTGTTACTAATGCTGAAGCATCTAGTCATACTTCTAATGATAATACATTCTTTACAACATCAGCTAGTGATAATTTATATTTTAGACAAGATAGTTCTGAAACAATTAACTCAGGTCAAAGTTGGTCATCTTCTGATGCTTTTATTGCAACTACTGCTGCTATTGATGCAAGAGTAACTGACCTTGTAGATGATGTTGGAGGATTTGTTCCAATTGCTAACGAAACAAGTTTTCCAAATGCAAATCCTGATGTAAATAATGGTGCTGGAACTATTGTAAGTATATCATCTATTGGCTCTACAAGAACTCCAAGTGGAGGAACAGTTAGTATTTCTGGTGGTACAGTTGGTGGATCTACTGTAACTATTACAGGATGTGGTTCTACAGTTTTAACTGCTGGTTTTGGTGTATTAGTTGAAACAAGCACAACATTAAATACTTATACTTTTCATAGATTAGTTCCAAAGGCAACTGAAGTTACAACTGTTGCTGCTATTTCATCTGACATTACAACTGTTGCAGGAGACACTACCGATATAGGTGTTGTATCTGGATTGTCTAGTGATATTCAAAGTTTAGCTGATATAGAAGATGGAACAACTGCAACAAACGCAATTTCAAATGTTGGAAATAATATTAGTTCAGTAACAACTACTGCATCAAATATTTCTGGTGTTAATTCTTTTGCTGATAGATACAGAGTATCTTCTTCAGCTCCTACAACTTCATTAGATTCTGGAGATTTATATTTTAATACATCAACTAGCGTACTTAATGTTTATGGTTCATCTGGTTGGCAAAATGCTGGTTCATCAGTTAATGGAACTTCACAAAGATTTAATTACACAGCAACCAATGGTCAAACTACATTTACAGGTTCAGATAACAATTCAAACACTTTAGCGTATGATGCAGGATTTATTGACGTATATCTTAATGGTGTAAAATTATTAAATGGAACAGACGTTACAGTAACAAGTGGTTCATCAGTAGTCTTAGCTAGTGGTGCAACTACAGGAGACGTAGTTGATATTGTTGCTTATGGAACTTTCTCTGTTGCAAGTCTAAACGCATCAGATTTATCAAGTGGTACAGTACCATCAGCTAGAGTATCTGGTGCTTATACAGGAATTACCGAAGTTGGAACTTTAAGTACACTTAACATTAGTGGAAACATACAAGTTGATAGTAATACTTTATATGTAGATAGTGCAAATGACAGAGTTGGAATTGGAACTACAGCTCCATCAAGTTTATTACACATATATAGTTCAGAGCCTACATTAATTATTCAAGATGGTGGCACTCATGGAGTTAATGCTACACCATCAATATCACTTAGAGATGGCTCTGGTGCTATGGGAACTATTAATTATTCTTCAGCAGGATTGATGCGTATCAATCAAGTTAAAAATAGTTCTTTAACATTTTCAACTAATAATACAGAGAGAGTTAGGATTGATGCAAATGGTCGGCTACTTGTAGGTAAAACCACACCAGACAATAATAGTGTTGGATTTGAAGCTCTATCTACTGGCTTTGGTTCATTTACTAGAGATGGTGGTCAAGCATTACTTTTAAATAGAAAATCAAGTGATGGAGAAATACTTTCAATTAGAAAAGATGGAACAACAGTTGGCGATATTTCTTCAAATAGTGGAAGTATCGAACTTAATAGCCAAGGAAGTTCTTTAAAGTTTTCTCATCTTGGAACTAATGTAGCATTTTTAACTGCTAATAATTTTGCACCAAATGCAGATAATGCTATGGATTTAGGTTACGATGCTGGAAGATTTAACGACCTATACTTAGGTGGTGGT